CTTTTAATTTTCGTTTCATCGTTAAAATTTATTACTTTTCAACTTTTCCACAGTCTCTACTACTACGTCTACAACAAGTTAATATTATATCGCGCGTGCGCGCGTGCGCGCTATCGCGCGTGTGCGTACGTGCGATATAAGCATCTACTTGATAGACTGAATAGACTGATACATGGAGCCTTTAGGCGACAAAAGCCCAGTACCTTACTTGATAGGTACTGGGCTAGGTGACACTGCTAGAGCGTTCCTTTCTTCTTCATCTGTTTTTTTATCACTCTTTCTTTGGTCTTTAAGTCTTCTGCGTAGTCTGCTTTTTCATATTTCAGTTTGTTCTGTTCAATTATTGCCTTTTGCCGGTTGCACTTTATTCTCCATAGTCTTTCCGGATTTTCCTCTTCCATTTTTTTTTCGTAATAGCGTGGTATCTGTGCTTGTTTTCCGTTGGTACACTGAATATAACCTCGCTCCCAAATTTCTTTTTTGTGTTTTTGATAGTATTCGTCTCCCAATCCTGGCTTTAGACTCATGCATGCAAAAGGTTTTTGCTGTCCTAGGTCGTAGTATGTGTTGGCTTTCTTTCCGTCTATCTCGTACATTTTTTTGGTGACGTATCCTGCAACATATCTATATGTTTCTGGAACTGCTTGTGCTATCTGTATTTGTCCCATGCCCCATAGGTCTGCTAGCCATTTGCTGGTATAGTATCCGTTGTGATGGATTTTATACAGGTTTTTAATGTCTGTTGGTTTCCATCCATATAGTATCATGTGGTAATGTGGTCTTGCTGTTTGTTCTCCATACTCTCCTGCCACGAAATAGCGTAATTTGCCCTTGTAAGCCTTTCTGACACGTTTTAAAAATTTTTGAATGTCTGGATACAGCAACGTTTGGACGCTTTCTGGGCGCTTCTCTCCTGGCTTCCAGACGTATTGTACTTTTCGCATGATTTCGCCTGTTTTGAGTATCATTCCTGGTACGTGTTCGTCATCATAAGTTAGCGTAATAAACCACACTTCTTCTTTTGCATAGTTTCGTGCTTCTAATTCTATACGTGTTGTCCAGTCCTCCCTTTGTCTTATTCTGCATCCGATGCATTTCCCGCATGGTATTAGCATTACCTTTGGATTATACATCAAATCTTCATATTTTAATTTTTTGGCCGTTAACTCAGATAAGCGGGCGAGTGAATATACCCGCCCGCTTATTTCTTTATTTTCTGGGTTGTACAGCCTTATTAATGGCTTGTAACAACTCATCTTAAGTAATCACCTGGCCTTCTTTTTTCTCCGTAGGATCCTGTTTTGTTCTGAGGTGCTTGATAGTTGTTCTTTTGGTCGCCCTTTTTTTGGTCGCCCTTTTTTGGTACGTTTTTGTCAATGGCTTCGCTGGTGTCGCTTCCAATTTCGGTTAGTGTTTTCTGCAGTCCGTATGGGGTCATTTGTGTACTGCTGAGCATTTGCTGCCAACTTTGTGCTGCATTGAACCAGTCACTTTTGCTCCAACTGTTGCTTTGGTATGCGTTTGGTACAAATCCTCCACTTCTACTTACTCCTAGTGCGCTGCTGCTTGCAAGTCCCATACTTGCCCCGCTGATTGTTCCTGCGCTTCCACCTGGTGTGCTCGCTCCACCATTTGAGAATGCCAGTATTGGATTAAGTCCGGCTTTTTTCATATCTTCTACGGCTCTTTGATATGCCGTGCTAGACATGTGTTCTTGCCATTCACGGTTTGCTAGGGCTTCTGCGCTGTTGTAGTTCATGGCAGTGCTGTTTTCGATGTGGTTGTATACGCCTTGCATAATTGACTGTAATGTATTGTAACCCATCTGCTTTAGCATACTTTGGCTGTTGTACTTGGCTTGCATGGCACTTTCTTGCCCTTGATATGCATATGCCTGTTTTAGCCATTCATCAACCTGTTGTACGTTGGTGCTTGATTGACTTCCGCTTTCGGAATGTCCACCGCCTTGCTGTGTGCTTCCGCCGCTGCTTTGGCTGCTGCCTGTTTGACCCCATCCTCCAAGAGCGCCTCCGATGTTTTTTGCTGCTCCTGCTATTGTTCCTACTGTGTTTGCCACGTTTCCGGCGATGTTGAGTGCTGTTAATAGTCCTGTTAAGCCTCCCATTTAAAAAATAGCCCGGGTTTTTCCCGGGCTTCCTCCTTTCTTACAGTTTATACAGCCCCGGTACGCTGTACAGCGGCATACAACGTGTGGTCTTGTTGGCTACGCGGATTGCTCCGAAGAACTGCGGTTCGTTTTGTACGATGAGTGTTCTCGCGATTTCGGTTTTACCTTCTGTCATCCATTCCTGCGAGAGTGTCGGCACAGTTTCGTAGTTGTCTGCATAGTGCCAGAAATCTAACGTCCCTGTTGCATTGCTTCGCATTAAGCCACTTACCCGGTTTGGCTTCATTCGGTAGTCAGCCCAGGCTTCTTGATAGCCGAATGTTTCTTCATCGGATGATAAACCTGTTAGCATGATTTCCTTTTTCTTTACTGGCTGTTCGCCTATATTCGCGAACTGAGGCACATAGTAGTCAAGTCTATCTCTTCTACTCCAGAATCGTTCAAGTCCCTGCTGGTAAGTGCGATTGTGTCTTACGCACATTACACCAATGACGAATCCATGTTCTTCAAACGATTTTGTAAAGGAACTTTCGTTGATTGGCGTTACTGACATTGCGCCTGTTTCACCGATGGGTGTACTGTTTTGGTCTTGCTGCCCAGAAGTCTGTACGATTTGGTTCATATTGACATGATAGCGTCCGCCTCCCAGGTATTCCGGCACCTGTACTGTTTTGTCACTAATTGTGACATTCCACAGAGCTTGTACCTGTTCACGGTAACGGCTGCCACCTCGTGCCATCGTTTCATAGTACTGCTGTACCGCGATTGCGTTTCGTAGTTCGTTAATGGTGGTCGCGGTTACGCTTCCAAGGTCTGCGTACATCCACCCTCCATCGCCTGTGCTTCCCGTTGCGCCAAATGTTCCGCTGAATTCCATTTGTGCTTTTTCGCCTGGTTTGTTGGTTTCTTTCAGATAGGTGAGACTTCCGGCCTTGTTGCTTGTCTGTGTTGACCCGACTACCATGGTTATTGACGTTTTTGGGTCATTGTATTCTCCGTTTGACTCTCCCAGTCTGATTGGTGCGTTTCCTGTTAACGGTACGGTCACGTTCGGTCCACGCTGAGCATAGGGAAGGCAGCTTGAGAAGTAGTCGTGGAAGCGGTTTACAGGTAAGCATTGTCCGCCCGAGATTGCGTTCTGTATAACTTGTTCAAGACTTCCTTTTTCAAGACTTCCTTTTTCTTCTACATCGTTGTAGTTGATATTTTCATCGTCTGTTCTGAATGTTGCTGCGTTCTCTACGTTTTCATCTCTGAAGAATTCATTCCAGATTTTTACGTATGCTCGTATCGGCAGTGCGTTTATTTCGAAAGTTTTTTTGATTTTTGTTGGCACTCCCATGTAGTCTAAAATTGTTTTTTCTGACGGCTTCGGCTTGCTTTCATTTCCTTCAACTCTGATTTGTGGTACACTGTATGCTTTGGTAGGCATCCACGGTTTATCTTCTACTTCACCCATGAAATATTTGAAATTGTCCCATAGGATACGGTTCGGACAGTAGAAATAATAGAAATCAATGAACGCGTCATCCATGACCGGGTATTTTGGCGTTGTCATTCGGATGATTGCGCTGGTATCTACTTGGAAGGTATCGCCTGGCAGTACTTCATCTACGAAGAATGGGATAAGTTTACCGCTATCGAATGTGGTTAAAATCGTTTGGTCTCTGTTGAATCGTGTTCGGCTTGCTTTCATTTCTGGAATTTGCAGAAAGTGCCGTTCGTTGTTTCTATTCATTCTTCTGTTTTACTCCCTTCTACTGGTTCTTTTTTCTGCTCTTTGTTCAGTTCTTCCAGTTCTTTGAGCTTCATCGCGTTAGCTTGTGCTGTTGCTACCATCTGATGATATTCGTGGATGTTCTGCGGAAAATTGGTGATGTCTACCTCTGTGCCTTCCATAGCGCCTTGTGACAGGCTTTTCATAAATTCCGGGTCGAAACTTGCTTTTCTCACAATGTTTTTGATATCGCATTCATCTGCGTAGCTTTCAATCTCTGCTTGAATGTCGATACTTTCGGTTTCTTGCAGGTATTCTTTGCCTTCTTTGTCTTTTGCCCAGACGTATTGTTTTCGCTCTGTTTCTCCTGGATTTGAAAAGAAGGGCTCGCGCCCTTCTTCGTATCTCTTATTCATTCGGCTTTCCCTCCCATACTTTTTCAGTATCGTTTGTGAACGTGCCTACTTCGTCTTCAAAAACTGCCAGTTTAAAGCCGGTATAGTCCTGGGGGCTCTGGCCGATGAAGGTCGTTTTGTCCTTTTCCATCACGTTGCACATGCGTGCGAACGTTGCATTGTTTTTGCTTTCTCCTACCCATGTATAGCATTTTGCTACGTTGTCCCAAATTCCATAATAGTTGTGTTTCATTGTTTTCTTTCTCCTCTCTTACAGTCGGATGCCGCCCCGCATTGGCTTTTGGCTCAAGTTGATTGCTTTGGTTTTTCGTGCTGTTACGTTAAACATACGGCGGTCCTTTGCGCCGCTCATCTTCTTACGATGTTGTGCCATCGTTGTACTCCCTTCTGATTAGTTCTAGCTCAATATCATTTGCAAATTTTTTTGTTCGCCAGATTTCCTCCAGCATAATTTTTGCATCTTCTATGTTGTTTAGCTTTCGTAGCATTTTATATCCAGCGTTGATTTCTTTGTATTTTTTTTCAAGGAGGCGTTTTAGTGATTCTTTGGGCTGGTCTCTTATGCTCCATGTTTTGTGCATCATGGTTTACTCCTTTTCTTTTTCGTTGACACTATCGTGCAGCGCATGATAGATTTTGTCAAGCTTTTCAAGAATTTCCATCATGAGACGGATTGCCTGTTTGACGTCCTTAATGGAAATAAGCGCCATGTTATACCCCCTTTCTGTATGTTTTGGTACGCGTGTCAATGTGTACCCATGTGTCGTACACGATGATGCCGCAGCCAGACGGAATGATTTTATTCAGTTTGTTGGCAATTTCTTTTGCGGTCATGCCTTCAATTCGGATGTCTGCTGCCATTCCTCGCATGTGATATGAGTACTTTGCACCGCCTACCGCTTTATTCCTTGTCGGTGTCCGGTATCCGCTGTTTATGTACACTGGTTTTCCGACTTGGTTTCTGAGGATATCCAGAATAGACACCAAATAGCTGTCGATGAATACGACTTGTGAACCATCTTTGCACGCAAATTCTCGCACTTTAAAGTGCTGACCTACTTTTTCGTTTGCGTCTGTGTCCATGATATAGCATTTAATCATTGTGGTTTACCTCTTTTCATTTTGGATTTTACCATTTTTTTTATCGCTTGTCAATTGTTTTTTGTTTCGAATGGCGCTTTAGCGCCTTGCCGTATGGAGCGCAGCGGAATGCGGCTTAATCCATTCATTATTAGCGCTGTGCGCGTTTTCAACACTTTCAACACTTTCAACAGGTTTTCCACAAAATGTTGCACAATTGATTTCGTCATTTTGACGAACTTTCAACATTTCAACATTTTTTCCACAAAGTTTTCAACAGTGTATTTCTCTTTTAATTTTCGTTTCATCGTTAAAATTTATTACTTTTCAACTTTTCCACAGTC